GCCCTGCTTTCTCATACATCACCCCTTTCTGCATGGTCTGGACAACACGTGTGCCAAGTCTGACATCTCTCACATAGCGGGAATCAAAGTTACCGTAATCCGAGGGATTAACACGCCCCGTAATATTTATGGTTTTATTACTTTGAACGCTTCCGGAGACAAAGCGCATAACATGGACGCTATTAGCATAAACATCCAGATTACCATCACCATTTTGTTTAAAGCCCGTGTCATTATCACCCAAAACAATCGAATTACCGCCAAGAGCACTGGATGTTCCTATACCCAGAGCACCATTCAATTGACCACCAGATAACGGCAGTGCACCGACATCTCCCGCTGTAGGTTTTCGCGTTGTGGTATAAAACTCAGACCAGTCAGCCTCGAATCCGTAACCGTCACGAGCAGAACGATAAAAAATACCACCGTTCTTATAATTAACGCGAAACTGGGCGGCGGGACAACTTCCTTCCCCGATATTAAAATGAAGAATTAACGTTGATGCCCCACCAATAGTTGCGTTATAGGCTCCGCTACTCCAGTTCCATCCAACGGCTTTATCATTCGCAACGGTGTCTCCTGTTTTTCCTGAAGCAAATGCACCAATATTTTTCGGCGTCAGGTTAATATCTGATGTTCCATCAAACGAAACGTTATTAATTTTACGGGCTGTTTTCAGCTTTGTTGCTGTCGCCGCATTGCCGGACAGTTCACCAGAAAGGCCAGCACTGAATGTCTGTTTCGCGCCCCATGTCTGGGCTTCGTCAATGATTGGTACTCGTCTTGTTGTGATCGTGCGGCTTCCCGGATTTCCTGAAATGCGCACCATAAAAAAGCGGTAGTTGGCTTTACTTACAGTGCTGCGCCATACATGCATTGAGCGCCCCGAACCAGAATCATCACTCGGACCGACTGAGATGTTTATCAGGTTGCCATCAATGACGCCCCAGTCCATACCGTCGGGAATGTTGGTCATATTATCAAGCCGAACGGTTATCAGACTGCCCGGCACAAAATCGTAGGTCTGCCAGTCCAGACTGGATAGTTTTGCCACTGCGCCACCGATGCCCAGATTCAGAGGCAACGAAAAGGAGTTATATACTTCTCGCCATTCGGTCCATTTGCTCCCGGCATAGACGCGCTCAAAAGTGCGCCCCTGTGTGGTTTCTGATTTCCCTGTGGTTGTGTAACGCTGCCAGACAGATACACCATCAAAACGCCTGATTACTTCCAGTATTCCAAGCAGTGTCGCTCCAGCGGTATCCTGCATTGGACCGTTTGACGCCTTCCCTGTAACGCTGTAAATGCCTGGCGAAGTCAGATCATTCAAATCACCTTCGTAATAACGACATTCTGACTGATGGCCTACTCTTGACCACGGCTCCCACTGTGGGTTCTGTGCATTCCATATAGCAGAAAGGCAGCGAACATATACGTTCCCACGGCGGGTCGTATAGCGTTGCGTGCGTGAGTACCCACCACCCTCAAGAACTTCAAGGAATCCCTGACCATAACTTCCTTCTTCCGGATAGTTGCGGTCAAATGAAGCGATAGAGCCACTACTGTTTCGCCATAAACCAAGATGCTCTGCGCCTCCTAGCGTGTTCAGGTCAATAGTTGTGCTCAGGGGGCGTGTTGCAGACTGAATCTGACGCCAGTAGATCCACGGACCGTCTGAGCCATTCCAGGTGCCAGAAAGATTACGCATATAAACATTGCCAGTTCTGGTGGTATAACGCTGCATTCCGGAAAAATTACCGCCATTGAATACCTCAAGAACACCGACTGCACCGTCTTCAGGGAAATTTTTCTCCAGTGTTGCGTTGGAGGATGTGGATTTATACCAGACACCCACATAAGCCTTAACTGGACCAAATGTATTGAGATCAGCATCAACCGGCATTTCGCCGTTGTTTTTCATAAACGTCAGGCTGGTAACACCAATATTGTCCAGAAAAGCTGATTTATCCTGGATATCTGCACCGTTCTGATTTTTCGCCAGACGTGAATTTGCGTTGTCATTTGCTGCCTTGACCGCTTTTGGCGTTGCCGCCAGCTCTTCACTGGTGCTGTTTGTTGCACTGCTTAACTGAGTAAAACCTTTTTCTGTCAGCGTGGCGTCAGGATGGCGGCGGGACTGCTCATGCTCTGCGATTTTGTCATCGACGTAATCCTGCGTCGCCATCACTGTGCTGGCATCAATACTCAGCTCAACGGACGCCACGTTGCTGAGAATAATAACCATGCGGCAGGTCTGCGCACGTCCGGAGCCTTCAGCCAGTTCTGGCTTATAGCTTTCAGCCATGTTGGATACCGCAATCAGTGTTCCGGCATCGTCATACAGACCAAGCTCACGCATCCAGAAGCCGCCCACTTCGGGCGGTACAACCAGTTCAGCCACAATATAGTTTTTATTCTTATTATCCACACTGACTTTATTCAGAGCGTGACGCCAGACCTCATGCACCAGTTTCGTCTGACCGGCATCCGGCACCGGTAATTTGCCATTACCGTCACCCACGGCCATTGCAGACAGGTTTACTTTTTTCCCGCCGGGGACAGTGGCGGCTGCCAGCTTTGCGGCTCCGGCAGTAGTGATAACGGTTTTAAATTTCGTGCTCATTGTTTCTCACTTATCCGGGATAAACAGTAATAACATCACCATCACAGACCACACCGCCTGTATACAGGTAGCCGGGAATGTCCTGGGTAATGTTCAGACCAATAAGGTGACGGCTTGCGGGTTTGGCATCAGCAATCAGTCGCTCCATTTCCAGATACATTTCCTCTGTGATGCCGCTTTCCAGTACACCAATATCGAGCCGGAAGGTGCCGGGCGGGTCATTGTTTTCCCACCACTCCGTCACATTGATGAGATAGCCGAGCGGCTCCACCACACGCCGGATTGCGCCGACAGTGCCTTTATGACAGTGGATGAAATAGGCATCGCGGATAACGGCGCGTTTTGTCGCTTCCGGCCACTTTTCATCCCACCTGTCGACCGAAAACGCCCACGCCAGCCACGGCAGCAGATTTGCCGGACAGGTGTCCGGGTTCCACAGCTCACGAATACTGACCGGCGTTTTTTCAATTTCCGCACAGGCTTTTGCAGCGGCGACTTCAAGCGGTGATGAGCCGGTCGGCAGCAGTCGCGAATCACTCATCCGAGCCTCCGGTCACGACGCGGTATTCGGTACAGAAAGACGCCTGCGTGCTGTTAAGCACGATATCGGCCAGCGGTGCAGCCAGTTCGACACGCTGCACGCCTTCCACATGCAAAGCGGCATAAATGGCAGACAGACGGATGTCGCGCCCCAGCCGGTGCTGTGCCGTGATGTACGCTTCCAGTTTTTTCACTGCAGCAGCGCGAATTGGTTCACTTTCGGGACCAGGGTAAAGGTAAAGCGTGGCGTTTATCTGGTATTCAACGATGGCGGCAGACTGCACGGTCACGCGGTCGGCCACCGGTCTGACGTCCTCGCCATTAAGGGCGTTACGCACCACCGCCAGCAGGTCTTCGGAAGCGACACCGTTATTTTCACGTGACAGCACAGAGATGGTGACACAGGCCGGAGACGGACTGGTGACAGAGATATCCGCGACACGCCCGTCGGCACTGCGGCCATGATACTGATAGGCACCCACCGACCCGGCGACGCTTAAACCTTCAAACGCCTGCTGAATACGCAGACGATAATCAGTGTCAGATTCCATTACTGCCGGTGTCGGCGGGATGGTCGAATCATCTGCCGGGGTGATAATCAGGCGCGTGGTATTGTAATTGGCACCAATCACATCAAGGTCATTACCGGCGGCACTGGCCAGCATCACCGCCCGTGCGGCCTCATTCACACGCTGACGCCAGATAAGCTCACGATAAGCATTTTCCTCCAGCAGTTTGACGAGAGGTTCGGATTCCAGCGTCAGGGTACGGGCGACCGCCTCCTGCTGGTCTTCCGGGTAAAGGGAAATCAGTGTCGCCTTGCGTTCGGCAAGAATGGTTTCAAAGTCCAGCTCCTCGACCACATCCGGTGCGGGTAGCTGGTTCAGGTCGATAATCGGCATGGTTTCAACTCACAGGGATGGTTAACGAAAGTGGCTGGCCGGTGTCGTTGTGCTGACCGGTTAACGTGACCGTCATTCGCCCGTCAAAACTGCGCTCAGTGGTGACGGATGACAGGGTGACGCGGGGTTCCCATTTCAGCACCGCCATGTAACAGGCGACCTTAATCTGCAACTCAAGCGCCGGAGTCTGCGGCTGGTCAATCATTGACGCCAGCAACGAGCCGTAATCACGACGCATCACCCGCGAGCCGACCGGTGTGCGCAGGATATCGCCGATACTCTGGCTGATATGCTCAAGGTCAGTGACAGTCAGGCCATCACTGCGATTCATTCCGAGATAACGCGCAGTCATAGAGGTCCCCCGGTTGTGCCGCCGCTGTCGCCGGGGTGTTTATGGGTATGCAGTACCTTACCGTTTGATGAGAGTTCACCGCCGGTGTGTTCAATGTTGCCGCGCATCGTCCCGCCCTTCTGTACTTCCAGCGTGCCGGTAATCAGTCTGTTGGTGCAGACCACCTCCGGGGTGTCCAGGGTGATGCGGGTTGACGCTTTCACCATGACTACCGGCACCGTGGCGGTAACAGAATCAGAAGCCGTCACGCTGGCCGTTTTAATTCCGCTTACCATCAGTGCACTGGTTTCAGGTTCATACTCAATCACCGCCCCGTCAGGGAAACGTATGTGCAGGGCATCCGCCGACGCAGACGGCGGAGGGTTATCGCCGGAATAAATCCCCGGCAGAACGAACGCCGTGTCGAGTTCACCGCCCACGGCCAGAATCAGCACCTGTTCCCCCACGGAAGGTGCCCACCATGTGCGTGAACGTCCGGCACGATGGGTCAGCCACTGAAGCCAGTCGGTGCACATGCCGCCGGTCTGCACACGGCAGCGACCGGCGTTAAGGTCGGTTTCGACGATAATGCCGGGGCGTATCATGTTGCGCAGTGCGCGCGCGAGTTCCTGGATATTTGCGAGTGTTTTCATAAGATCTAGCATGCTGCTGAGAACTGATGAGAACAATAAAAGAGTGTTTTTCTAAGGTTGACACAACACTCCATTTGAAGTGAATATAATGATTACTTAACTGGCAAAAAAACATCCTCACTAATTGGAGCCAATGGATACACGCATGTCAGACATTCTAATTACTTATGATGAACGGAAAGATAAATTTGAGTCCTATGCCCTTACTCTTAAATCGTTATTAACCACGTTAATTCGCAATGAAAAAATTTCAATTCACTCACTTGAATCAAGAGTTAAAACAAAAAAAAGCCTTGAAGGTAAGATTAATAAAAAGGGAAAATACAAGTCTATAGATGATATTACTGATATCGTTGGTATCAGGATCATCACACATTATGCTGATGATGTTGATAAGATAGCTGCTATAGTTGAAAAGGAGTTCACCATTGACCAAGAGAACTCTATTGATAAAAGAACCTCAATTGCGCCTGATAAATTTGGTTACCTATCACTTCATTATATAGTAACTTTAAACTCAACCAGAACAAACTTAAAAGAATATGAAGTATATAAAAACATCAAAGCCGAATTACAAATACGATCAATCCTTCAGCATGCCTGGGCGGAGATTGAACACGACATTGGTTATAAGTCGGCCACAGGACTGCCTAATGAAATAAGAAGATACTTTTCACGCTTAGCTGGTCTTTTAGAAATGGCCGATGATGAATTTATTAAAATCAGAAAAAAGATTTCTGAACGGCAGAAAGAGGTTGCAAAAGAACTAGAGCAAGGAACTAGTGATTCAGTTTTAGATATTTTCACTTTGGATGAATTCTTAAACACAAGTCGAATTATGAGTGAACTTTCAGAAGAGATAAAAGAAAAAACAGGAATCACAGTACATGGCCGATACAAGGATAAAGATTTGGGATACCTACTAAATGGTTTAAACCTAGCCAACATAACTACAATAGAACAACTCAATCAAAAACTCTCACAAATGAAAAAGCAGATCGTAGATAGAATATTCTGCTTCGGAGAACCATTTATTAATTATTGCAGAGAAACCCCCATGCCAAAAGAAGCTCTTTTGAGTTATTTATGTCAAATTATCGTTGCGTTTCAAAACTCACCTTCGTTAGAATCTGAATTTAATAACAAAGCAGGTTTAAATCTGAAAAACAGCAATATCTCCGATTTTTTCTCGAATATAAGAGAAAACATAAGCACACAACCTTAGCTTTAGTTTTAACGTATTCTAACAGAAGACTGCTGCCGGTAAGCACCGGCAGCAGCGATGAGGTGTCGGGAATGGCACAACTAACGCTCAAGGTGAGCCAGGATAATCTCTTCAATCATCTGCACATCCTCACCGGTAAAGCCGAGCAGAGGACGCGCCGGATAATCAATTTTCTTACCGTCTTTCCGGGTTTCTTCCGACAGACCGAACTGATGCACACTGGCGATTTTCGGTGACTTTCCGCCGTAAAACTCCATTGATGCCTGTTCCGGGCTGGCGCGGATATGCAAAAAACGACTGGTGATAAGTTTCGCAAACATTTTTCGCTTAACACGACCGGTCTTTTTTCTGGCGCTCTGCTGCTGGCGTGGTGCGTAGGGTGTGCCGTCCGGGGCTTTCTGTGCCATCACCCGGCGCTGCTGACTCTGCCGCAGATGTTTCGCCAGTTCGGTGCTCAGTCGCCGACGCCCTGATGGTGACAGTGATTCAATCAGCCCGGTCAGCCGGTCTTCAAAACGCTTAAACTCATTCATCCCACTTGCTCACCAGTTCGCCATTGATATAAAGCTCCATCGGGCGGGTGACCGGCTCCGGCGGCGGAGGTTCCGGGATATTCTTCACATGCAGTGCGCCGTCCACCTCACTGACCAGCGTGCGCTCGGTCAGCATCAGGCTGATGCTGATATCAAAGCTGCTGTCATTGTTGATGTCCGCATAAAACGTGAAGCCCTTTTTCTGGCCTTCGTCGGTGGTCATGATGTCGGGCTGATTTTCCCGCAGCCACGCCAGCACCGGCACGATGAGCAGGTCAAAATCACCGGTAAAGTCGGTCACAATGACATTGAGCGTGTAACGCTTTTCGAATGACAGCGACGTCGCCAGCGTGGAGGCAATACTCCCGTTATCCACGAATATCCGCAGCATCTCGGGACTGGTTTTCAGCACCGTGACGGCATCAGTCAGCGCCCTGCGCAGGCTGTCGGGTTTGAGCATCGTTTTCGTCCTGACAGTGTTTAATCATTTTTACCTGGCTGGCACAGCGTGCCAGCGCGTTCTCAAGCAGCCGGATATCGGCACTTAAATCGCCGTTCGTCTGCGGGTCACTGCCCGGCATCGGGCAAAGGCTCACTTTCGGGCAGGCGTTGGCGACAATCACTGGCGTCGGCGCAGGCCGGGCGCTGGTGCAACCGGCGCACAGCATCAGGCAGGTCAGCACCGTACCAGCGGCGAAAATCTTCGTTTTCATTGAGTAACCTCGTGATGGTTTTCTCGCGCTGAGCTTCACGCTTCGCGGCGTTTTCCAGTTCCTGACGCAGTGCCACCTGCGCCAGCTCGTTTTTGTCTGCCCTGGTAAGGGCAACATGAAGCTGGTTTTTCAGCATGGTGATGGTCGTCTGCTGCCCGCTGGCGACATTGTTCGCCCTGTCCAGCGAGGCGCGCAGGCTGGCATTTTTATGTTTCACCAGAAACAGACCGGCCACCGCCAGCGATAACAACACGACCAGCACAATCATCAGCTTTGACATAGTTCCCGCCCCTCAAGACGCTGACGACAGGCTTTACGTATCAGCCGGAAAAACAGCGACGCCACAAGATAAATCAGCGCGGTAAAAATCCACCCGGCAGCGACCAGCGAGATAAACGTCGCCACCATCACCACCAGAGCCGCCGCCCGTCTGCGCCACGGCACCGGCTGCAAAAACAGCGACGTGACAATCTTCACGGCCAGCGATTCCGGCGGCAGCTCCCGCCCGTAGCGTTCCAGCACATACTCCGTGGCATACACGCCGACACCACCGGCAACCACACAGATAACCGTCGCCAGAATCGCCCAGGTGGCGACAAAACTGACGGCCACGCTCTGCGGGTAAATCAGGGACAGTGCCAGCATCAGCGCCAGCGACACGTTCAGCATCAGTGAAAGGGATAATTTCTTCATGGTGTTTACTCCGTTTAAGCCGGTACGCCGCCGGCGGTACGCCAGACGGTGACCAGTTTTTCCAGTGAATGCTCACGCTGACCGTAACCGGCACCCGGCAGGGACGCCCAGATATTGCGACAGCGTGAAATGGCGCGCTCAATGCGTCCCGCCCGGATGTCATCCAGTGCACCGCGTTCGCGGATCAACTGAATGGAGAGCCTGTCCTGTGACAACGGACTGAAATCCGGCAGGGCAAGCTGTTTGCGGTAGTGCGGCCAGAACAGGTAAAGCTGCTGATAGCGACCGGAGGCCGTGGATTTTTCACCGCGACGGTTAAACACCTTCGCCGGTCGGCCATGCGCGAACGGGTGGTCACTGTAGTCGGTGAAAATTTCCGGCTTTCCGTCCAGTCCGGTGACTATCACGTCATAGCCCCGGTTTTTCGTCAGCGGATGATTCGCCGTCCCTTCCGACACGGCCAGCATGTCGAGAAAGGCGGCGATATTCTGATGCGTGTTAATTACCGGCATTACGGTTTCCCCCTGCCCTTAAAACGGCGCTGAATGGCAATCTCAATCACCTGATAACCGGCGATACCCAGCATGGAGCCGATGCCGCACACCGCAGGCAGTGACAGGTCAGGAAACTGCACCAGAACAACACCGGCAACCATCGAGACAAAACCACCGAGCAACATGCGCCCGATAAACAGACGCGGGGTGATGGGTTCACCACCGGCAAGCACCTTGCCGACAACAATCAGCACCCCAATCATGAAAAGCGACAGGACGCTTTTTTCTTCTGCTGTCATGCGTTACTCCCACAGATTGACAGTTTCAGCCACGGGCGCGGTCTGAACGTCGGGCAGTTCGACGGCGGTGCCATGTGGCAGCACCGCCCCCAGTTCAGCCAGTCCCGGATTTGCGGCGAGCACGGTCTCAACCACGCCCTCAGTGCGCCCGTAATACCGGACACAAATGGCGTCGAGCGTGTCGCCCTGTAGCGCAAAGGTCTTCATCAGATTTGACTCACGATGCAGCGCGGCTTGTCCTGGATACGCGCCACTGCCCAGCGCATATCCCGCCACAGTTCATCAATGGTGCTGTCAATGCTGTCGGCCTTCTTGTCGCCTTTCGCACTGGCATCCACGCCGCGGTAACGCTCATAAAGCGACGCGGTCGCCATCGCACACACGGCGCGCTCGTAGTAAAAAACTTTGAGACTTTCACCGTCGATGTCGTCGGCCGGAACTGCCGCCAGACGCGTAAAACCGGCGGCTATTTTCTGTTCGCGGTACTCGTACAGCTCCGCATTCGTCTCCGCCATGCCTGACTTGATGGCCTCACGCAGACGGGCGGGGGCGACGGTCTGCTCAAGGCGCATACGTTCCCGGACGCGCTTCGGGTCGATATCGGGAAAAAAGAACGTGTTTTTAATCACCGGCTCGTCGCCTGCCGGTTGCGGGATGACCACCGTACCCTCACCGGACACGGGAGCCTCCTTTCGCGGAATAATCAGCGTCATCATGACTACCTCTGAAAAGTCGGGCGGTGGACGCCGGTGCAGTGTCAGGTGATTCACCCTCACTGACCGGCGTGCCGCCCTGGCGCGGGGCGCATTCGGTTGTTAACTGGCTTTCTTTTTCGGGCGTCCACGTTTTGCCGGTGTCGCACTCCGGGTCTTACGCGGGGCGCAGGTGGCCGCTTTTGGCTGTGGCTCCGGCTTCGGTTTCAGTTCCCGCTCCAGTCGTTCAATCTCTTTTTTGACGCCTGCCTGACAGTCGAGCTGTGTCGCACGTTGCAGGTGCGCCAGCGCACCTGCGGCATCACCAGCGTCACGCAGAAACAGACCGGTGATTTTGTGCAGCTTTGCGCGCACTTCATCAGGCATGTCAGCCGTGGCGGTCAGTTCGAGGGTGTCCGTCAGCAGGCGGGGATCCACAGACTCACCGGCAGCGTGGGCGCGCATGGCCGCGAGCGCCACCTCCTCGGTGAACATGTACGGCGGGGTGCGGCGGTGTTTACCCGGCATGGTCAGACCGTACTTCAGGGCATAACGGGCAATCTCCAGCGCACCGGCAATATCGCCGGTATCCAGACGCCACAGCATGACCGTCATCAGAATGTCATCCTGTGCACCTTTGCCCTGCTCCAGCACGCCGTTCACCCACGGCAACCAGAACGGCAGCAGTTCGCGTTTTTTCGCGGCCTTAAGCTCTTTTGAGTAAATCGCTTTCAGTGTGCGCTGGTCTGCGGCGAGCTTAACCAGCATCTGCTCATAGACAGTTGCATGTCGCAGCGGGGCGGCTTCCCGCTGCGCGGTCATCGCTGCCGAGACCCGCATCATGTGGCGCTGTGCGGGACTCGTCATCAGTTACGCTCCCGGCTCTGCGGTCGCCCTGGCCGGTGTGGAGAAATCACCGACCTTAATTTTTTCCACCAGGCAACCGGCGGCGTAGTCTTCCACCACGTAATCAATATTCATTGACTCGTAGTTCTCCACGCGGTCGAGTTTCGGGTTTTCCACAATCACGCGGCGATGGCTGTCATCCATGTAGTAGATGGACAGGTTTTCCAGCTTCGTGATGAGCATCGCATCCGCCGGGAAGTACGGGACGCGTACCGCTGGCAGGTTGCCGATGCGTTTCTGGCTGATGATGACGTCAGCGGCCAGCATCTCGCTGTTGTCCTGCTCCTTGTTGACGATGGGGAAATACTTGTCCGCCAGTAGCTGACGCCCCACAATCACCACAAGGTCAGGGTCTTCCTGATACCACGGTTCAATCAGGTTGTTGGTCGCATCCATCACCAGTGCATCAAGGCTGGCATAATCACCGCCCTTACCCACGCGGATAACCTCAGAGGTGGTGCGGCCTTCCTCGTCAGTGACCTTGCTCATCACGCGCGCCGGGGCTTCATTGCGGTATTTCTGCAGCCAGCCGACCGCCACATCCTGCAACATCGGATTGCTGCTGCGGTCAGAGGTTTCGGCACGCTTCACGCCGTTAAAACCGGCCATGATTAAATCAAGGGACTGGCGTTTGATAATGGCGTTACGGACACGGAGCTGGAAATCCTGATAACGCGCCCACAGGTCAAGCGTTTTGTAGCGGATATAAAAATCGAAGTTAATCTGGTCGCATTCGTACTTACTGGACGCCAGCTTCGAGAAGTCCTTCGGCTGACGCTCGGTGCCACCGGCGGTGTCGGTGGTGCTGGCGATGGAGCCGGTGACACCAATACCAATTTTTTCCCCTTTCATTTCGCTGACCGGCACAATGTTGATGCGGGTCAGAAAGTCAGAGGACTCCTGCATGGTGTTCATCAGGGTCTGGGTGACCGACGGTTCAACGGTGAATTTTTTCGACACATCACCGGCGTCGATGCCGTTCAGCTCGGCAACACGGGACAGGTAGGCATTAAATTTAAAGCGGGTTTCCTGGCGCATAGTTTTTCCTGAAATTAAGGGTTAATCGTGAAGGTTTTCCCGGACTGACTGACGCCGGTCAGCAGTTCGTCATCAGGGCGTCACCGCCACCGCCGGTGGCCTTGCTGCGGCGCTGCTGGGTCAGACTTTCGGTGTGGTCGAGACTGTTTTTCAGGCGGGTGAATGCCTGGCTGGTTTCATCCGCCCTGTCAGTCACCTCCTGCTTAAGTGCGGAAAAGGCGGTTTCCATCTCAGCGAGGCGCTGCTCAGTGGCACTCAGCTTTTCCTGCACATGTTCAGCAACAGCGGTCACCGCTTCATGCACGTCATTCAGACGGGCGTCATCGCTGGCCTGTTTGCGGCCAAAAATGGATTTCACCTTTTCGGTCAGGGCGGTGAACACGGTTTCAGGCAGGTCTTCAAATTCCAGCTCAACAGGCGTTGCCACTGAAATCAGGTTTTCAGGGCTTAATTTGAAGCGGTTCAGGGGGTTGTGTTTTGCCGTGCGGCAGAATTCCAGGTATTCCGTGCCGAGGCTTGCCGGGTCATCGGTGACGGCCAGCCCCACCAGATAACATTTGCCGGTGTTGGCAAAGTTCGGCTGAATTTCCATTGAGGTGTAGACCTTCTGCGCGGCCTTGTTCATCGCGATAAGGTCATCGGTCGGGGTGATTTTCGCAAACAGCGCCCATTTGCCTTTCAGCGCCGAATCGTCATCAATCTTTTCGGCCTTCAGTTCGGCCACATCGCCATAACGTTTAAAAATACCGTCAGGCAGGATGCCGCGCAGATGTTCCAGGTTAATGCGGCAACCATAGACACGCGGGTCAAAGGTTTCCGCCATTTCCTGAATATCCTGCGCACTGATGACACGCCCGTCACAGGTGTCACCCTCAACGCCGATACGAAAGAATTTTGAGACTTTTTTTGCCATTGTCAGGAGTCCTGAATAGTGATTAGAGGAGTCACATGTCGGCATCAGTTTCCCGACGATGCGCATCCTCCGCCATCAGTCCCGGATGGCTTATCACTGACACAACAGCACCTTAGCGAATCGCGGGGCTCGACTCAGTAGCCTTGCCGTGTATTCATCACGGCGAGGTATTCATGACCATCACCACAGACACCACTCTTTTACACGACCCGCGTCGTCAGGCGGCGCTGCTGTACTGGCAGGGATTTTCCGTGCCGCAGATTGCCGCCATGTTGCAGATGAAACGCCCGACGGTGCAGAGCTGGAAACAGCGCGACGGCTGGGACAGCGTTGCTCCCATCAGCCGTGTCGAAATGAGTCTGGAAGCGCGGCTGACCCAGCTCATCATCAAACCGCAGAAAACCGGTGGTGACTTCAAGGAAATTGACCTGCTGGGACGCCAGATTGAACGACTGGCACGGGTAAACCGCTACAGTCAGACCGGCAACGAGGCAGACCTTAATCCGAACGTCGCTAACCGCAACAAAGGCGGGCGTCGCAAACCGAAAAAGAATTTTTTCAGTGACGAGGCCATCGAAAAGCTGGAGCAGATTTTCTTTGAGCAGTCTTTCGAATATCAGTTGCACTGGTATCGCGCCGGGCTTGAGCACCGCATCCGCGATATCCTGAAATCCCGCCAGATTGGCGCGACGTTTTATTTTTCCCGCGAGGCGCTGCTGCGCGCCCTGAAAACCGGTCATAACCAGATTTTTCTGTCGGCCAGTAAAACGCAGGCGTATGTGTTCCGCGAATACATCATCGCCTTTGCCCGGCTGGTTGACGTTGACCTGACCGGTGACCCGATTGTCCTGGGCAATAACGGCGCAAAACTGATTTTTCTCGGCACCAACTCCAACACCGCACAGAGCCATAACGGCGACCTGTACGTCGACGAGATTTTCTGGATCCCGAATTTTCAGGTACTGCGTAAGGTGGCATCAGGTATGGCCTCACAGAGTCACCTGCGCTCGACCTATTTCTCCACCCCGTCCACGCTGGCGCACGACGCCTACCCGTTCTGGTCGGGTGAACTGTTCAACCGGGGACGCGCCAGCGCCGCCGAACGCGTGGAAATCGACGTCAGTCATAACGCCCTTGCCGGAGGTCTTCTCTGTGCGGACGGCCAGTGGCGGCAGATTGTCACCATTGAGGACGCCCTGAAAGGCGGCTGCACGCTGTTCGACATTGAGCAGCTCAAACGTGAAAACAGCGCCGACGATTTTAAAAACCTGTTCATGTGTGAATTTGTTGACGACAAGGCGTCGGTGTTCCCGTTCGAGGAGCTGCAACGCTGCATGGTCGACACGCTGGAAGAATGGGAAGACTATGCGCCGTTTGCCGCGAATCCGTTCGGCTCCCGCCCGGTATGGATTGGTTACGACCCGTCACACCGTGGCGACAGCGCCGGATGCGTGGTACTGGCACCGCCGGTGGTGGCCGGTGGCAAATTCAGAATACTTGAGCGTCACCAGTGGAAAGGCATGGACTTTGCCACTCAGGCGGAATCCATCCGCAAACTCACCGAAAAATACAACGTCGAATACATCGGTATTGATGCCACCGGCCTCGGTGTCGGCGTGTTCCAGCTCGTGCGCTCGTTCTATCCCGCCGCGCGCGACATCCGCTACACGCCGGAAATGAAAACCGCAATGGTGCTCAAGGCCAAAGACGTTATCCGCCGTGGCTGTCTGGAATATGACGTCAGCGCCACCGACATCACCAGCTCGTTTATGGCTATCCGCAAGACCATGACCAGCAGCGGACGCAGCGCCACCTATGAGGCCAGCCGCAGCGAGGAAGCCAGCCACGCCGACCTCGCCTGGGCGACCATGCACGCCCTGTTAAATGAGCCACTCACCGCAGGTATCAGCACCCCGCTGACATCCACCATTCTGGAGTTTTACTGATGAGCAAGAAAAAAGGGAAAACACCGCAACCTGCGGCAAAAACAATGACTGCCAGCGCCCCGAAAATGGAGGCATTCACCTTTGGTGAGCCGGTACCGGTACTCGACCGCCGTGACATTCTGGATTATGTCGAATGCATCAGTAACGGCAGATGGTATGAGCCGCCGGTCAGCTTTACCGGTCTGGCAAAAAGCCTGCGTGCTGCCGTGCATCACAGCTCACCGATTTACGTCAAACGTAATATTCTGGCTTCAACGTTTATCCCGCACCCGTGGCTTTCCCAGCAGGATTTCAGCCGCTTTGTGCTGGATTTTCTGGTGTTCGGTAATGCGTTTCTGGAAAAGCGTTACAGCACCACCGGTAAGGTCATCAGACTGGAAACCTCACCGGCAAAATATACCCGCCGTGGTGTGGAAGAGGATGTTTACTGGTGGGTGCCGTCCTTCAACGAGCCGACAGCCTTCGCACCCGGCTCCGTGTTTCACCTGCTGGAGCCGGATATTAATCAGGAGTTGTACGGCCTGCCAGAATATCTCAGCGCCCTTAACTCTGCCTGGCTGAATGAGTCGGCCACGCTGTTCCGCCGCAAGTATTACGAAAATGGCGCACATGCCGGATACATCATGTACGTCACCGATGCCGTGCAGGATCGCAACGATATCGAAATGCTTCGCGAAAACATGGTTAAGTCGAAAGGCCGCAATAACTTTAAAAATCTGTTTCTCTATGCCCCGCAGGGGAAAGCCGACGGCATTAAAATTATCCCGCTCAGTGAAGTGGCGACGAAGGACGATTTTTTTAATATCAAAAAAGCCAGCGCCGCTGACCTGCTGGACGCACACCGCATCCCCTTTCAGTTGATGGGCGGCAAGCCGGAGAACGTCGGGTCGCTGGGTGATATTGAGAAAGTGGCAAAGGTCTTTGTCCGCAATGAGCTTATCCCGCTACAGGACAGGATCCGCGAGATAAACGGCTGGCTCGGTCAGGAGGTCATCCGCTTTAAAAACTACTCACTGGACACTGACAACGACTGAACATCGCCGCCTGCGGGCGGCTTTTTTACATCCCGTCATCACGCCCTCACACGCTCACCACCGCACAAAACACCCCTTAGACACACCAACGCCCCGACGCACAATCTAAACGCCATCACGACGCGCTCAGACGCTGAAAAAATAAAATCAGCACCACCGCCAGCGCGCAGTGCTTTCCCCGCCTCGCCCGCCCGCTTCATGGGTCGGTTTGAATGCAGTTGAATTACAACTACCAAACCAAGCAATCCCTACTATTACGCAGAAAATGCATACTGAAATACCTCGTGCAAATTGATGCAGCTAAGTATGCATAGGTTTTATGCCTCAACGTATACGTTATCAAACAGAGCCCTGTTCAAATACAGTATCAAAATATGGTAGGAGAGGATAAGCACACAGAAAGAAAATCAGGATGCATGCATATGTCGTTGTTTCATCGTAACAAGCATTAGTATATAAATTACCATGTGCTAATTTATGTCTTAAGGTTGCCCCACTCTTTCTATTAAAAAGAACATCGATAGTTAAAACAAGATTCTTAGAAAAGATACTTTCCAAATCATCTCTGCATTTATCTAGAAGCTGAGAAATACTTGTTGACTCCTCTAATCCCTTATCCAAATATCTAGTAGCATCCTTTCCACTAAGCTCATAATAATAACGAACCATACCTTCCATTTGTGGTATTAAAAGATAAGCTGCACTGATGTAATCTCCCTGCCATAATTTGTAAAAGCCCAAATTAAAAATCTCCCTAAACTCCGGCTTGACAATTGGACTAGTTGTAACTAATTTAACGAATGTTGACAACGTCAAGCCATGTTCTTGAGAAAGTACATAGCGAGCAGGTTCAAAGACACCGTTTACAAAAATCTTATGAGTAATCTCGAAATTTCTTAGATATTGATCAATAACAACATCATCACTCATATCTTTTTTATTATTCAACGGCGGGATTGTATATACCTTACGCCCACTCTCATCATTAATTTCTGTTCCAACAAAACTAGAGAATAAACTTTTTTCTGATAATCTTAAAACTTGCTCCCTCATGCTTTCAATATTTTCAATCGGTGTTTCACGCATTAAAACTTTGAATATATCGGGCAAAGAACGCCCCGTCAGTTTTTTTTCACTTTCAGCAACCAAGTCACTAATATCAATAGAATGGCTTAAAGTGACATATTCACTCCTTACTTCTTCTCTCAAATTAGCAAGTTGTTCCTTTAAATCTTCTATCTGTTGGCTATCACCACCATACTGTCTTAATTCAGAGATAGCTGTTCTTAACCAAGAGATCTTACCCATATTATCAGGTCGATCTGTTGCAACTTTAATAGTAATATTTGCAGATGCCAGTTTACATCTCTTGGCACGTTCATACTCACCATTTTTTTCATAAATAACTGCACTTGTCATATAAAGTGATTTTACAGCATCATAATATTTTTTATCTTTATGCTGCTCAGCCATCTTCTCAGCATTTTCCGCATACTGCAGATTATACCCATCAAAATCACGCACCATAAACCAAGTCAAATTATTGAAACCTTCAAAGATTAATCTTTCATTTTGAATACTATAAAGAGAATGAATGGCATTTTTAATCGCCATGTTTCCTTCTGATTTTCTAGGGTAGACCATTTTATTAATGTGCAAAGCCCTAGCAATATAATCACGAGCAAAAATAAAGCAATTTAAATCACTTTCATCCATGCTTTCGTTTTTTATTATTAGTTTTTCAATTGCTATATTTAGCATTTCAGCATAGGAATCAATTGCTTTAATTGCCACGTCTTTGTTTTTCCGGTTATTACACCAAACAACATCATATATTCTTGATAACAAAAATGGATTGGTTATTTTTTGAGAAACATATAAAAGACAGTCATTCACCTGCTCATCAAAATCTTCAGGCAATATTGATCTTTTATTACCCCAAATCATTTGGGGTTCAAATGATGGAGTGTTGTTAACAACTTGCAAATTGAAACTATATAGCATACCAAAAAGAGATGCTAATTTTTTCTCTTTGGGGTTTCCTGATGATTCAGCAATCCCATCCAGATATTTTTTTATTTTATGTGCATGAAATGTAACTGGTATATGCATAAAAACACTATAATCTAGTGTTTCAAGCTCTTCCCTTGTAAGAACAAAGATATCATTCATCGTTTTCACCTTTTTCAGTATAAATTTGCACACATTATTAGCAACATAATTATCAATAGTTAACACATGTAGATAAACAGCAATTTTACTATTATGCAACAAATTAAATCAGATGTTTATTGCTCTGAATAACAATAAAACCAACTCCACTCATCAGCGACCGGATACGTAAATTTTTTCCCGTTGTAATCTACGGTCGCACCACGCGCCAGCGCCTCAAGCTCCCATCGCTGCGGCCTGATACCGTTCTGAGCAAGGTCAACGCGGATACGGGTAATTTGCATTCTTTCCGACCGGGTCAGTCTGGCCGATGGCGCTATTTCATGCGGTTTTAACGGGCTTCCGTTTCTTTGCTGACGGTTTGGTGTTATCAGGTCGTGTTTTAATGCGCCCCTGAGCGCCCTCACGACCTCCGGGTCATTCCATTCGATAACACCGTCATCAACCAGATTAAGCACTGCTGCGGCGTGTTCAGAAGGTGTGGGAGCCGGTAACGAAGTATCACCACTGGTGAGCTTTCCACAGTTATTGACAGGACTCCGAGGCGCGGCGATGCCGCTTTTTAAAGTCAAAGGCTCCACGACCGGAACTTTCGGAACAATGCGCCAGTCCGTCGTTCTGGTGATATGAATATGACGCGCGCCGAGATGCGGCGCGTAAATGCCGACCACTCTCTCGACTTCTTCCTCGTACTCGTTAACTTCATCCGACGGGCTACGGGCGACTCTGACAGTCTGGCAATCGCGCGGAACATTTGCCCCACCCTGCGCACTGATATACAACGCAAAATCGCCACTGTCTGCGGCAGCGCGTGCAGCCTCGACGCGTTCGTCAAACTCATCAGCAATGCTGACGCCGCGAGGCAATTTGCGTAGTTCACGGTAAGCCCCCATTGTCGGCAGACCAACCGTTTTAAATTGCGGGATGCGCCACGTTGACGCCCATGCAGTAACAGCCGCGGCAGTATCTTTCAGAGGTCTGCCGGTATCGTTATCGAGCTGACCATCCAGTGCATAGCCGTCGATATTTTTTGAAATGTATTTCGCGATATATCCCGCAGCACCGCCCCGGTTAAGGTGCTTTGCCTGAAAACGGTTTCGCGCGGCTCCTCTTTCGTCACCATCCTCTTTGAGCGCATAGCGACGCATGATTTCGATAATCTGATTACGCTGGCGTGGATTACAAAAAAGCATCATATGCCAGTGCGGCGTTCCGTCGTGGTGTGGCTCGACGACACGCAAACCGTAGACCTGTAAATCATTATCCTTGAATGCCGTGCGCATCAGGCTCCAGATGCGGCAGAGATAACGCTGCGCATCCTTTGGATTAAATGCCTCATCGTTCCAGCCGTGATTTAGCTGGACGGTTTTACTTTCGCCTTTTCCGACCTGACGTGTCGGGTGATACTTTGACGGCGCGGTCAGCGTGATAAACATCCCCACATCACCCTCTGCGGCGGCGTAACGCTCAATACCGGCAATGGTGTTCATCAGCTCCATCCGGCGAATTTCAGGATTAGAAATACTTCCCATCACCTTACTGATAAGGTCGATGCGCTCGCCGGTTTCCCTGTTTTCAAGGTCACACGATTTAAGAAATTCCAGATTTGCCTGGCGGCGCGCACGCACATCACGAATGGCATGTTTACTGGCATAAGGAGAACGGTCTTTATTGACCTCCCCGACAGCAATCAGTAACGCTTCATGCCAGCGCATACGCTGACCTTTAAGCTGATGAGTCCACCACTCATCGTTAAACAGGCGGGCAATGGCAGAATATGCCTGCCTCGTGGTCATCTGTCCTTTACGGTATTTTTTCCAGTAAAGCGGGGAAATATTGAAAGCACGTGCAGCGCCAGCAACATGACCATACAGGTGAGCCTGAGCCTCATCCGTAAACAGTGATTCTTTTTCGCCATGCGCATCCCCCCAGGCATCGCTGATTTCCTCATACATCATGAAAAGCTGCGATGAGATACGGGCGGCAAACTTTTTCAGCTCCTTATCATTCATCCCCGGCAGACGCGCATGCGTATTACCGTGAAGGAGATCGGTGAGTAACATCGATGGAGATCGGTTCGTGTCACTTTCACAGAACCGTTTTTAAATTACCTTCACTGATCTCCTTCGGTCAACGGTGATTGTATT